GATGTCATGGTTTGTCCTTTATGTGGGGAACGTGCTGTTACCATTCGGCGTGGTGATGGCACACAATATTTGGATTACGAATGACTAAAGTAACTTTAGCTCGCAAAAGTGACATAAAAGAAATAGCCTGTCTCATCCGTGAAAACATATCTGACGTTTGCCTTTGGCCTGATATTTCTTTACATTCTTGGATTGGTTGGTTTGTGGATTGTAAGCTCATTGTTATTGGCATTACTGATGGGAAAATAAAAACCTTGATGATGGGTAGACCTATCCTTGTTGTGCTTTGGGCTACGCAAAATCCTTACTACCATGACTTCTTTGGCGACAAATGGTACATGGATTGTGTAATAAACCCCTGTTCTATCGGCATGACCATTCGGGATTTGATGATAAAGGTACTTGGGGGGACTAAAGAAAAGCTTGCCTATAGTCGTCAACATGGTAGTATCAGAAAAGTCCATATTTATCCTCTCGACAAGGTACTTAGATATTATGCAACAAAAAGCCCAACTTCAAGCCTACCAGCAGGAACAACATAGTTTTGGCGGGAGCACGCCAGCAGCTCCTCCTCCTCCGCCTCCCGCACCTACAGCTAATCAATCGGCGGGTGCGGCGGTTCAGCAACAAGCTATTCATGCTGACCCTACGGGACAGACTTATGCTTCCACTCTGTTGACAGGGGCGGCTCAGCCTACCAGTGCTCAGAATGTGGGCAAGAGCACGTTGCTTGGCGGGGGATAGACTAAAGTAACTTTATGCCCTTTGACCAAACCGAAGCGGGTAAGCTGCTAATGACTTGGCAGGAGATGAAACAGTTACGTATGCGTAACTGGGATACTCTTTACCAGCAAGTCAAGGATGTAGTTTGGCCAAACTCAAGTGACTTTACCGTGACCCGGCAACCGGGTACTTATCTGGTTGAATTGATTTATGATTCAACCGCACCATGGGCGAATGGCCAATTTGCTAATGGGATGCATGCGGCCGTAGCTAACCCATTTGAGCAATGGTTTACCATTAGGCTGCAAGATGAAGCACTCAACGAAGACCCCGAAGTTTTGCAATGGCTAGAAACAGTGACCGACATTATTATGAATTGCTACGGGCATCCCGAGGCGAACCATAAACAATCCTTGCATGAATATTTTTTAGGGATTGGTTGTCTTGGTACGGCTTGTGTCTGCCAAGAGTGGGATGAGAGCATCAATGGCCCTTGTTTTTCTTCCATCAATCTTTCTGATCTTTGGGTGGCAGAAGACGATAAGGGGAGAATAAATAAAGTTTACCGCCTTGTCGATTGGACAAAGCGGCAAGCCATGGAAAGGTTTGGCGAAGAGAATCTTCCCCCCAAACTTCTCAAGCCTGAAATAAAGATGGATGGGGAGAAATACATCTTTGTCCAAGCAGTTGAACCCCGCAAGGAACGCAATCCTAATGGCCGGGGTGCCAAGGATATGCCTTTCCGTAGCTCTTGGATTTTTGTTGGTGGTGCCATTGTTGGTGGGGGTGGTGGACAACCTCCCGCCTCGGAAGACCCTTTCCTTTGTTGGGAAGGTGGCTATCGCACTTTGCCCTACCATGTCGGACGTTGGGACAAGATTTCAGGACAAGAATACGGTCGTTCTTGTGCCATGACCGCTTTGCCGGATATTAGAGTCTTGAATCAGATGGCTAAAGTTACTTTACGTGCGGCGCAAAAGGTGGTTGACCCACCTATCCTTGCTCCTCACGATGCTTTCATGTCTCAGTTTGACCAGACGCCCGGCGCGGTCAATTACTATGATAGTTCTGCGGGATTGCCGAATGATGCTTGCCGTCCTTTTGTCACTGGGGCAAACGTGCAAATTGGTGAAGAAATCATGGAGCCTAAAAAGGATTCCATCAAACAAATTTTTTATGCTGATCTTGGAAATATACCTTTTAAGAAAGAACGGCAGACTACGGCAGAGATTCAAGCTCAGCAAGACTCTATTCTTAGGAATATAGCTCCTCTTGTTGGGCGGCAGGAAGCAGAATTGCTAGGGCCAATGATTACTCGCACTTACGACTTGCTTAGTTTTTGGGGTCAGATTCCCCCTCACCCGATTAAGATCAAGGGCAAGAAACTCAAGATTGTTTACGTCTCGCGGGCAGCACAAGCGGTCAAGGGAGGCAAGCTTGGAATGCTTCGTTCCTTTATCACGGAAACCATTGTCCCTATGACTCAAGTTGCCCCTGAAATTAAAGACTCAGTGGACATGGATGAGGTTGTGGCAGAATCAGCCTATCTCTCTGGCGTTACTCGTAAAATCTTCCGTACTCCTCAAGCGGTGGCAGCTATCCGAGCGGATAGAGCCAAGCAGCAACAACAACAGAATCAGTTGCAGGCTGCGGAAAGTGCCTCTACTTCCCTTAAGAATGTTGGACAAGCAGCACAAGCTTCTCCGCAACTAGTTGGTGCGGCTGCGGGCGCAGGTCAATAGTATGGACTTGGCGAAGCGTTTTCAGCAGGCTTTACAAGCGCGAAGGTTGCTTCATGCCGATTATCAATATGTCTTTGGTACTCCCGAAGGTCAAAGAGTGCTCAAGCATATTTGTCAAATTGGATTTGTCAATAACACCACTTTCAATCCTTTAAATAGGGACAAAACTTTGCTGAATGAAGGCTCAAGGCTTTTGGCTTTGGCCATTCTTAAGCATTACAAAAAACAACCAGTAGAAGCAGTAACCGAATCAATCATTGATACCAACCTAACCAACTAACCTTATGCCTGAAGAAACAACTCAAACTACAGCTACAACGACTGACACAACTCAGCAAACTCAAGCCTCAACTGCTGCAACAGCCACAGATTATAAATTTGAGTTTAAAGACCCTGAGATTCGGGAGAGCTTTGGCAAGATGTTTCCCGGCATGAAGTCAGTGGAGGACTTGGCCAAGACAGCCATTCACCAACAGCGTAAGATTGGTCAACAGGGCTTACCCGCCCCATCTGGTAAACCAGAGGAATTTCCGGCTTGGGCACAAACTCATTTGAAAGCTCCGAAAGACGGCAAGAGCTTTGACTTCAAGGACGTTAAGCTTCCTGCGGGCATGAAGCTGGAAGAATCTGGCATCGGGGAATTTGCCGATCATTTTGCCAAGGCGGGTTTGACTAATTTGCAAGCCAAGCAGATTTTGGAGCCATTCTTTGAACGTGCGGAACAGGAAAAAGCCAAGGGGCTTTCAGCACGCAATGAGCTTGCTGCTACCTCTAAAGCTACTTTAGAAAAGAAGTGGGGTACGGATTACCAGAAGAAAATGAATGGTGCGGAAATGGCCTTGACTACTTTGGGTGGGCCGGAATTGGTCAAGATTGCCACCGAAGCGGGCTTGACTAATCACCATCAATTTGTGGAGTTTCTTGCCAATGCCTCAGAGCTAATGAAAGAAGACCCTGCTACCGGGAAGCTTTCCAATAATGGCTTTGCGGCTGGGCCACAACAAGCGGCACAAGAAATTGACCTGCTTTATGCCAATAAGGAGTTCATGGCTTCCTACAATAACGCCAATGACCCCGGCCATACGGTTGCGAGGGATAGAATGCGTCGTCTCTTCCAGATTAAGAATGGGGAGCTTGGACGGAAATGATTTTTTCTGCAAAGGAAAAAGGCTAGTCCGAAAGGGCTAGAACGAACCTCTTACTAAGGTTCTTTTGCACCTAGGGGTTTAACGGAATGGGGGTAAGCCCATCGCCGTCATAGAGTAGAAATACTCTATGTCCCCTAGGAAAAGATGTTGACATTCCCCTATGCTTTGCTAAGATCAAAGCATAGGGGAACTCTCCTGAAAAAGAGTCCTGTTGGTTCCTAAGAAATTAGGCATCACCCGAGTGGGCTAAAGTAACTTTAGCTGTTCGGTAGCAAGGTTCCTAGGCTGTTCTAGGGGAAACTGAGCGAATTGTGAGTTAAACAAATTCGTCGGTTTACTTAAGAACATAAAATGCCTACACCAACAATTGAAGCTAGTTATATAGACCAGTTTTCGCGCGATTTGCGTGAAATCTACCAACAGAGGGGTTCCCGCCTTCGCCCTTGGATTACGACTGACCCGCTTGCGGCTGAAAATGGTTATTTCGATTACATCGGAACCATGACGGTCAATGAGCGTACCGGACGTGCTCAGGAAGTAGTTGTCACTCCCGCAGACATCACCCGCCGCAAATGCACCCAGCGTGTATTTGAATCTTCGGACTACGTGGATAAGTTTGAGCAAAAGATTGTCTCAAGCCCTCTTAGCCAAAAGATTTCCAGCGCGGCTGCCATGGCTCTCGGACGCCAGCAAGACTCTATGATCTTGTCTCGCGCTCTTGGAA